TGTCGTGGGGCGACGCATGGTGGGGCAACCTTAATATCGTGCCTATCGCCCAACAAAAGCCTCAGCAAAAATCCGCAACGAGCGACGAATTGATTGTCGTCACCAAGCGAATTCCGAGGGCTTACAAAGAAATGTGGCTCAAATTCCTTAAGTTGCACGATAGATATGAGCGCCATGTGCGGGAAGCCATTAAAGACTACGCCCAATCGTTGCGCCGACGCCTTAAATCCGACCTTAACGCCTACTTCCGCAAAGACATAACTGACTTTCTCTTTAACCTTGAAGAAGAAGCCGAAGAATTAGCCAAAACCTTGTTGCCCGCCTTAGAGGATATTCTCCGTGACACGCCCCAAGCCTTCGGCGTTGAAGTAGACCCGCTCATTTACGACGCTAAGGTTAAGGCACGCTTAATGACCTTCAAACGACGAATTCGCTGGATTACCGAGACTACTTGGGAGCAACTTAGGCAAAAACTTGGCGACGCTCTGGCGGAAGGTGGCGGTTGGAGCGACTTGATTGGAGCAGTTGAAGAAGTTTTGGGCGACTTAGAAACTTGGCGTGCCGAGCGAATTGCCTGCACGGAGACTACCGCAGCGCTCAACATAGGCTACGAAGAAAGCCTTAAAGCCACAGGCATTAGGCGCAAAATGTGGGTTACCGCCCACGACGAAAGGGTTAGAGAGACACACCAACAAATGGAAGGCGTCGTCGTTGACTTAGACGACTACTTCGTGCTGCCTTCGGGCGCAAGGCTTCGTTTCCCGTGCGACCCTGAGGGGCAACCCGACGAAGTTATCAACTGCAGGTGCACTATAGTGCCTGTAGACTAAGGTGGGGGCGACGCAGTGTTGACGGCGCTTAAGCCCAAAGCGGCTTGCGTCGGAAGCGGGTGCAACTCCCGCCGCCTCCACCTTGCGCAAGTGTCATTGGTGAGCGGTAATGAAAGACTTGCTTTACTTAGTCACAAGGCAAATTGAGCCCGATAGCGGCGGGGAAATCTACTCAGGCATAGCCACGACAGCGGTTAAAGACAGGCTCAATGAAATCGTCAACCCGAAAGGCTGCATTAACCTTAACGACTACCTTGCTAATCCTGTGCTTCTTTGGCAGCACGACCCCAACCGCCCGATAGGTAAAATCATTAATGTTGAAGTCTCCGGCGACGCAATTAAGGTTGATTTCATTTTTGCTTCTACGCAATTTGCACAGGAAATCAAGCAGTTAGTTGACGAAGGCATTGTTAGAGGTCTTAGCATAGGTTTCATTCCCCGACGAGTTGAAGGTAACACATATGCAGAATGGGAGTGGATTGAAACTTCGGTTGTGACACTCCCAGCCAATCCGCAAGCGTTAATTCAAAAGGAGGGCGATAGCGACATGGAGTTAGTTAAGAAGGGCATTGTGCCCGACAACGACGCCGAGTTTCCGCTCTATGAGGATTTTGGGCGGGAGTGGGATGCTGACGAAAGCGAAAAGCGCTGGCGCAAGCATGTGGGCGTTGAGACCAACGAGGATTTGCAAGACAAGGAGAAACAGCGCCGCTATGCTAAGCGTTTCTTCTGGGCTGACGACGAAAGGCTTGACAACTTCGGCGCTTACAAACTCCCGCATGTGGATATTGTTGACGGTAAGCCCTACGCCATTTGGCGGGGCGTCGTCGCTGCTATGGCGGCGCTGTTAGGTGCTCGGGGCGGCGTCGACATTCCCGAAGCGGATAGAGAGAAAGTTTATCGGGCGATTGTTAAGTATTACCGCAAGGCGGATAAAGAGCCGCCCGAATTCAAATCCTACACGCCCGAGGAATTGGAGTTGCTTGAGGCTTGCGGGTGGGAAAACCCGCTTAGTTACATTCGCAAGTCGTTAGAGCAATTGCGCCGAGAGTTAGAAAAGGCGCTTTGCAAGTGAATTAGGAGGTGCTATGCCAATGAAGGAAGTCTTGCAAGAAGTTGAAAAGACGCTCAATGTCGTCTCTAACATTGCAGACAAGGTTGCAGCGACCGAGCGCTTAGTTAAGGCGCTTGAAGAGCGTGTCGCTAATGTTGAAGAAGTGCTCTCAAAGGGCGTCGGCGGGCGTGCCCGCATTGAAGTTGAGGGCAAGACCGCACAGGAAAAGTTTGAAAACTTCTTGCTTATGAGGGCGACCGACGAGCAACTCGCTAAGTGGCAAGACCTTGCCGACGCCTACACTGTCTTCGCTTCAATCCGCAGGTTGCGCCACTTGCCTACCGAGGGCTGGCTTGAGCGCCGATTTGTTGAAGTCACTAAGGCTGTCACTGGCAGCGACCTTGTTAACTACATTCCCACTACTTTCTCCAACCGAGTGCTGCAACTTATCCGCTTGCAGCCGAGCCTTGCCCAACTTTTGCCCCAAGTTGACATGCCGAGCCAGACCTTCAAAATCCCTCTGTCTATCAGCGGGATTAGCGTCGTTTATGTTGCGCCTGCAACTGCGGTCACTCTCTCTAACGCTTCAGCACAGGGCTTGACGCTTGACGCCAAGAAGTTGGCTGCGGGCGTTGAAGTCGCCGACGAAGTTACTGAAGATAGCATTGTGGCGATTATGCCCGAATTCCAAGCAGCGTTGGCACAAGCCTTCGCCGAGGCGCTCGAGAATGCTATCCTGAATGGCGACACCGCCAGCGCCGACCCGTTGCTCAAGGTCTGGAATGGAATTTTGAAGGGCGCACATTCGCATGATATTGGCACATTCTCGGCGCAACACATTCAGCAAGCCTGCGCTCTTATGGGCAAGTTGGGCGTTAACCCTAACGAGGTCGTTGTGGTCGTCAACCCCGCCAAGTTTGCGGAAATGGTCGGTTGGGCTGAGGTTAGCACGGTTGACAAGTATGGAGCGCAGGCAACTATCCTGACTGGCGAGTTGGCTAAGGTTTACGGTAAGCCCGTCGTTGTGAGCGCCTTCGTGCCCGCTTCCGTGCACGCTTTGGTCTTCAACCGCCGAGCCTTCCTGCTTGGCGTTAGGCGTGGCTTGCGGGTTGAAACGCAGCGGGATATCGTCAAGCAGACCGACATTCTCGTCACCACAATGCGGGCTGACTTTATCGGCGTGCCTTACGAGGAGCACTCTGCGGTCAAGATTGTCTAAAGGGTAGGTTAAGGTAGTAAGGTAACCGCCAAGCCCGTAAAGAAGCCCGCAGGGGCGGGGGTCTAACCGCCTCCGCTCCTGCTTTTACTTTTATAGCCCCGCCACGCCTACCCGCTGCCAAATATACAACGCTAATGGTTTGGTGGCAAACTCTTAAAACCCTATTTTCCCAAAAACCCCCCTACGGGTGAAATTAAAGTCATGACTTTAACTACGCTCTTTGGGGTATTTTTGGAAAAGAAACCTTATTTGAGTTTGCCAAAACTTAGATAAGGTTGTATATTTCGTGGCGGGTAAAATGCGGGCGAAACGGGCAAAAATGCTGGCAAAATCGGGCACGATTTCCGTTTTTGAAATCTACAACCTTAGCCACCTTACAAAAAGTGATATGGAAACTCTGTTTGGATGACAAACTAAGTTTTGGCAAGGCGTTAGTGAAATTTCGCAGTGGGTAGCAAGTGTGTTTGGTGAGGCACAATGAAGGTCGGCAAGATAGTTAAGTATGGCGTTGCCAAGTTGTTGGGCAAGAAAGACGAAGCGCTCAAAGCCGTAGCGGAATTTCTCCTTGCGGGGTCTGCTAAGGCGACGCTGTTTCTTCATTTCAACATTTTCTCTACGAGCGTCAAGGTGCACATTCTAAATTGCGTAATTGCGAAGAAGCCAATCCCGCCCGCAGGCGCACAGAAATTCCTAACCGCCTTCGGTCATGTAGTCTTCGGCTTTTACTCCGTCAACAACACTGTTAAGTTGCCAGACCAAGTTTTCATTGTCTTATCCCGCCAACTTGTCATTTCGCCCGCCATAGAAATCAACACCTACCTCTGCGTAGCGCCACGACAAGTTTACGAGGCGCTCAAAGCGGAAGTCAAAGACGGATTTGACGAATTTGAGGCGCTGATAGAAAGGTTGAAGAAAGAGGTGAAACCGCAATGAATTCCGCAGCGCAAATTCAAGTGCTCAATTTGATTGAAAGTTTGTGGGGCGCAGAGACCAAAAACCGAGCGATAGCCTTACTTGGCGCTGCCGAGCGAATTTGGGAGAGCCTAACGGGCGTGCCTTTAGAGGTCAAATCGTTTAACGAGACAATCACTTTCAGCAACGGGCGGGGCGTCACTTCCGCACTCCCAATCAACAAAGTTAGCAGCATTACCGCCCTACCCGAAGGCGTCGCCCTTAACGCTTTGAGGGTGCAACCGTTTGGGCTCATAATCTTAGCCTACCGTTACAGCGGCGAAGCGGTAATTGAATATTCTGCGGGCTTTGACAGCACTATTCCCGCCGATATTGCCCTTGCCTTAGCTCACCTTGCTGTTTGGCTGCTTAACGCCGATATTGTTGATAGCATTCAATCCGAAGTGCGTGTTGACTTCAATCAACTTCCGCCTATAGCGAGGCAGGTGATTTTGGCGTGGCGAGGCTAAGCCTTCGTGTGCCCGCCGTCGTTTGGCGCAAGCGTATCACTGAAAGTGATAACGGCACAGTTAGCGTAACAGAGGTCAGGGCAGGCACGGTCGTGGGCTATCTCGTAACGCCCTCAGCGGGCAAACAATCGCTAATGCACGCAGCCTTTGGCACTATAGACGCCGTTTACTGTGTCTTTGGCGACTTTAGTTTCCAAACCGACGACATTCTGGAAATCAACTACAAGCGCTATCAAATCGCCAAGATTGAAGCCTACCCGACCTTTAGCAAACTTTACCTACGAGGTGAGGGTAGTGGCACTTAAGGTTAGCGTTACTGTCAGAGGCGTCAACGAAACGGTCAACAAACTAAAGCGGGGGCGTGACGAAATCCACAACACCTTCGCTAAGTTGGTCGCCTTGACTTCGGGTGAGGCAAAGAAACACGCCCCCGTTGACACGGGTAGGCTGCGGGCAAGTATCAACTTTGAAGTTTCAGGCTTAAGCGGGCGGGTCTACACGAATGTTGACTACGCCAAGTATGTTGAGTTTGGGCATAGGCGCATAATCGTGCCCGTTAATGCGAAAGCATTACGCTTCTACCTTCGTGGCATAGGTTGGGTCTTCGCTAAGCGTGTTGAGCAAGGTCGGTCGGGCAAATCCGCAACATGGGAAAAGGTCGGCGACATTATCCGCAAGCCATTCATGAAGCCCGCTGCAGATTGGCTGCGAAACCAAATTGCTAAGTTAGCCGAAGCCTTTAAACGAGGTGTTGCGCAATGAAGCAGTTAGCAGCCTTTGAGGTTGCGCAAAAGGTTAGGGATTTGGTCTTCAATAGCGTCAGTGGCGGGCGAAAGGTTGACATTGGCGTGGGCTTGCTGCGGGATACAGACTTAACTCGCATTTCTAAGCCCTTCATTTTGATTGCCCTCGTTAGCAGCGAATTAGTGCCTGAGAGCCACCAACACATTTACCGAGAGACCGACAGCATTGAAGTCTATGTCGTTGCCCGCACGGTTGAAGACAAAAA